TAATGTTACCTGATGGGGGTTAGTTGTTTCGTCCTTTTCAGTGATACGATACTGTGTTGATCCGGTTCCGAACTTCCAAACCTCAGATACACGAGGGCGTGAGAATATGAATGTCTCACCGTAAGAGTTAGTATCAGTTACCATATCATCTTCTGATAAGGCTACCTCAATGCTTCTTCCTGTAGAGCCTATAATGCTTCCTACGGTGAATAATTCTTTAGGACGCGGTTTCTCGTAGTGGGCGGTATAAGGGCCTTCTACACCTTTAGTTTGTAGTGTCCCGAACCCGAATGCACGTATCTTTTGAAGTGTAGTCATTGGATAACCGGCTTGCTTAAAATACGTCGAAAGCAGTTGAGGGTTGTCCTGTAATAGTTGTGACCCTAATATGAAAACATCACCTTGTGCGCTCTCGATATGGGTAGGTTGTGTTCCCTGTAGTAAGCCGGGATTGCTGTAAGCTTCTGCCATGATTTTTTAGTTTTTTTTGAGTTGTTTTTAGGTTACTTATCGTTTTCCAACTCCGGCTACTCTATTCATAAAATCAGACAGTTCTTTTTGCTGGTTCTCAACTCCTACTGGCTCTTGCGCCGGTGGTAGTCCTGACCTATTCTCATACTTGTTGACAGCTTTCTCCCATATTTTAGCTTCTACCTGATTGGCGATATTCTTGGCAATCGTAGTGAAATTTTCTGCTAAATAATTGGCTGCGATATACCGTTGAGCTTCTGTAATATTATCCGCATTGACCTCACTACCTGTTTCCAGAAAGTAGTTAGAGATTTTCTCAGGAATTGTATTCCTGAATTCATTTGGATACTCTACATTAAACTTTATCGATTCTTCACCCTCTTTCTCAATTAAAGAAATCTCTCCTAAACCTGTTATGGTTTGAGCTATTTGAGGCGCTAAAGTTTTTACGTGATTGGTATACTGCGCTTCCTGTGCTATTGCTTCTAAGCGTTGGGTTTCTTGTGCTTGCTGTGCTGTGGTGTCTACTTTTGTAGCGTCAGCAATGAACTTGGTAAGTTCCTTTGCATCATTCGCCGCACTGACACGCAGCTTTTCTTCCAGAATGAGTTTTTCTGTACTTCCATCTTCGTACTCACTGATCGGGAAGTCTGTTTCAACTATCTGTCTAGCTATAGCCTCGCTATAACCATCTACCATGACCATTTTTGTTACCTTAGCCTCGATAGGGGAAAGTTGTGTCGGATCACCGATTTGATTTACTCGCTGGAAATTGTTTATCTGATCTTGTGACGCACCGCTTTTTACAAAGTCATTTAATTTCTTAACGTAGTCATTGGCAAAAGGATCAGCCTGTAATTTGGCTTCAAGTTCTGCTTTTTGTGTTGCTAAGGAATCATACTCACCGATTTTTGGTAGAGCGGCTTTAAAGTCGTCTACACTTTTGAATACACCTCCCGACATCTCATCGAGGATAGTATTGTAATCTGGAGCTTGTGAAGTTGTGGCGGCTGCCGGGATAATAGGCTGTGTCTGCGTTTCGGTTGCGGCAGTAGTGGTTGTTTCTGCTGTGTCTGCTACTGGCTGTGCTTCTGGCTCTACTGCACCCTGCGCCATCTCAGCAACAGGAGTTTGTTCACCATTTGTTACACCGCTTGTTGGTTCCGTTGTTCCGAACTCTTGACGAGCGTATTCGTTGATTTTATCTGTCAAAGACATATAATATTCGTTTATATGTCAAAGTTACAGAATATTATTTGGTAAAAACAAGTTTTACCTACTAATAATTTGTTTTATTGATTTACATAGATTGCATAACTTGTTGAGGTTGTTCCTCCGTAGGCATTTCCTCTTGTTCACCACCTACTACAATATTTGCGATAGCTTGATTATTCTCTCCTACAAGCGCATGTATCTCCTGTGGGTTAGTTGAACTTACTCCTTCTGCTTTAGGGGCGTACATCAACTCTAATAGTGCTTGGTTCTGCTTTAACAGCCCTGCCAGTAATGTATCTGTTTTTTGTTGCTGACCTTTTAATTCTATAGCCTGCTGATCCATCTGACCTTTCATTTGGGCTGAATCCTGCTGTACCTTCGCGTTGTCCTGTACGTTCTTGTCGTTAATCGCTTGAGCCTCCTGACGTTTCTTATCTTCTATTTCTGAAAGTACATACATGGCTTCTTCGATGTTACCTGCCATTATCTTTCTCCATACATAGATATATTCCGATGTAGTTAACCCTTGTGACCCGTTTGTTTGCGCACCTAAGGATTTTAGTTGAGTAATTTCAGCAAGTAACGCCTGTTTTTCTTCCAGACTTGGCGCTATTGTAACCTCACAGTTAAACTCTGCGTTGGTGAAGTTCTTCCCTAATCGTAATATCTCAAGGTTTTTATTGCCCAAAACAGAATATGTAAGGGGTATTTCTTTGTCTTTAGCTACTATCTGCCATTTCTTGATTATATCGTCGAAGGCGGCTTTAAAAAGGTAGTTAAAGGCATTGAATGTAGGGTAAAGAGATGCGTTAGCTGCTTGGAAAGCTAATTTGGTTTGTCCCAATCCCTGATATGGGCTTGCTGCTCCGCTATCTGCCCCGTTCTGTAAACCCCAAACTTCTCTAAGCTCATTTACTTTTTCCAGTATCATTGCACTGAAAGCACTTACGGAACTGAATATCTTGGATAGGTCTAAGAAATCTATTGGTTTTTGTCCTCCAGCGAAGTATAGCGGTTTTCCGTGGTCGTCAAGTCCATTGTAGTACAGCACTCCTCGCTCGATTAAGGTTTGTATAATATCTTCCGGCTGTTGTAGAATTCCATTTAGGAATACATTCTCAAGTAAATCTTTTTGGATGACTATAGCTGGGGCTGCGGGTAGGGTAGCCAACGTGTTACGCTGCTTGATAATCATTAAATCAATATCATCCACTATAGCTACTGAACGCTCTATTAAAGAAGCGTTTCCTGTTCTGGTAAAGAAGTAGTCTATTCTTGGGGTCTTATTGCCATCTTCACCATAGTACACTACGTCTTTGCAAATTCCGTAGTTTAAGAAGTAATCAGTGCCTATTATCCATTGTGAGTAATATTTCTTGATGACATTTTTCTTTACTACTTTATCCCCCTTACGTGCAGCCTTTTTGTCAAGCTGATAATCAAAAGCTACAGGTTTGTAAATTCCACCACCATTGCTGAAATCGTTCTTTAAGTTGGTTTCAATGTCTACACTTAACCATTGTGAATCTAAAACCAGCACCTTACACCTACTCACAGGGTCAATATCGTACTTGTTAGTGGTTGGCATTAAGCCCTGATTTTGGTTTTTAAGTCCAGCCAAACGGCCTCTTATCTCAGGGTTCATCCACTGAAAGCACTCTGCCAGATATAGAAGGTCATTAGCTGTTAAATGTGGATTCTCTTTTCGAATATCAGCAAGACTCATTACCCTTATTTCCCCGGCTCTGGTAATGTCTGAATAGTCATTTTTATCTGAATAAGGGATAATGCATCTTTCAGGTATGACCTTCCTTATTTTTGGTAGCTTTGTAGATGCTTCAATATATGTTTTCCACCCTGTTATCCCACCGAAAGGATTAGTGATTAAGTCGTCGAATGTAGCGTCTTGTAGTACTTTAAAATCACTGGACATCTTTGTTTTGAGGCAGGCTGCTTTACACGCCATCTCCCACTGCAACGTATATCCACCAGATTGAAAATACCGATCTACATCTGCCTCGCTTTTTAACCCCATAGATTGAGGGTCTAACTGCACGTTTGGCTTATACTGTGTTTTGTTAATAAAATCTTGAGTGTTTCGGTCTAAAAGGAACTTTAACAACTCCCTGTCTGCATTTTTAGCTGCTATGCTATCATCGTCAATACAATGTATCTCTACATCGTACTCCTGTTCCATATTTTTAGTACGGACGCTATCGAAAAGTTGCGGGAGCTTATAATACTTATCAAAAGACACATTCATTTTGGTCGGATACTTCCCGTTAGCCTGTTTTCTTTTCTCTCCAAATAAACTTCTCTTTAATTTATCAGAGGTTTGTTGTCCTCTTGCGTATGATCTTAGTTCTTCAAATCCACGCTTCTGACCAAACTCATAGGGTATTGCGCAATAATTACTAGCGTAATCCGCAAGCATCGCCTGATTAAAAGCTAAATAATACTCTTTCTCCCGCTTCAAAGTGGGGTTAATCGCATCGTTAGGGTACGGAAACTGTGTTCTTTTGCCTTTATAGCCTTTGGGTTCAAGATACTGCATACCAAATTATATTTTATTAAACGCATAAAATTAAAAATATAATTTTGTATTATAGTAATATAACGAATTTAATTTTTATGATAAATATTTTAATTAGAACGTCTTACCGTCCATCAGGCTTCCTTAGAACACTTGAATCTATTCATCAACAGTCCTATAAAGACTACCGGATTATCGTCAGCTACGATGATGATAGAGCTTTATCCTATATTCCGGAAACTGTTAGTAAAGTCAGAGTTAATAAACATGATGCGTTATTTTTTTATGACAACTACTGTAANGACTTAAAATCGCTGGTTACTTCCGGTTGGTTCTTCTTTCTGGATGATGGCGATGTGTTATCTCATCCGACGGTATTGCATAGCCTTAGAGGGAATTTAAATACCAGAAGCGGTGTTATTGTNCAGTTTAGCAGAAGCGGTCGTCTNAAGCCTTCTAATGACCTTATAAAGCGACGNAANATACAGCGTGGTAAAATCGGTATGCCTTGTCTAGTTTTACATCATTCACATAAAGATATTGTCAATTTTGACGGATCAATAGGAGCTGCTGATTATTGGTGGATAAAAAACGTTTCTAAAAAAATCCCATTGAAGTTTATACAACTATGCCTTGTTCACACCGGAGAACGTGATAGTGGCAGCATGGAACTATCTGGCAAA